TCATCTGTAATAACAACTGCTCCAACGTCACTTATATTTTTGCTTACTATTTTATCACCTTCCTTAACCAAAACATTTACACCGTCAAAAGAATAGACAATACCCTCATTGAGCATGTAAGGTTGAGCTGTGATAGATTGTTTTGCAGTTGGTGTGGCAAATAGCTGAGATTTTTTGCCATCGGTTTTTTTATTATCTAAATTCATCTGTGCAATCGCACTCTTTCCCTCAGCACTGTTGATGTCAATAGAAACGCCGTTCGCAGTGTTAGGAACACCCTTTTCTATAGGAACAATTGTCATATACGTTGGCTTGGAAGCTTTAGGCGCTGTAGGTTGGTTGCCTACTGTAAAAAAAGTATTCTTTTTATTTTCTTTAAGCAAGTTATATTTGGCCTCATCGTCAGGATCAGATAAATTTAAATTTTGCTTATAAACCCCATCTTCAAATACGTTTATTAATTTTGAAGTTTTATTTTTTAGTTCACCTATTTTTTTCAAAGTTACGTTGTCAGGTAAATTTTTTATCAAGGCTTTATCTGTGGAACTATTTTGGTCATAACGTCCTACAACTTTTCCTGCCTCATTAACCGCTATAACAAAACTTCCTGCTTTAGAAGTATCTTTAGCCAAAGCTATTTCTTTGGCAGAAGCTGCTTTATCTTCCGCAGTAAGAGTTGTTTCTGCGGCTTGCAATGCGGCTAAATCTAATTTCTGTTTTTGAGCGGTTAGGTCCGCGGATCGTGCTGCAATAGTTTGAGGTAACTTTGTTTGTGTCGCGGCCATAGCTAACCGTTGTGCAGGACTTAACCCTGCTTTTTCTCCTTGCATAGGTGCTGCAAAAGTTAAAGCCGTGTTAGCTATATCAAAAAGCATTTGAGCTTGGGTCATTTTCTTCTGCTCGGCAGAATCACCTAATATACTACCGTAAACGCCTTTTTTAGCATCAAAAGTTTCTTGTAAAGTGGGAACACTTTCGTCTTTGTTCTTATTAAAAGCCTTTAAAAGATCTGCAAGTGTAATACCTTTACCTGCCACTCTATTTTTATTTTTTGGGTCAAAGTATTGAACAGGTCCGCCTGCTTCAAAAACAGGGACTGGATCTTCATCACCTCGGCGGCGAACTTCGCCGCCTAAGTTAAAATTTACGGGTGGCTCGTTACCAACCCCCATATTCCCGTTAGCTGCCATTGTCATAATCCCTTGCCCCATGTCTCCTTCAACCGGGGTGTTCATCTGCTCTTGAGCCATTGGTCCTATGCCTTGATCGACAAGTGCTATTTGAACTACTGGAGTAACTAAGGCTAACACGCTATCTGGTGTCTGGCCCGCGTCCTCCGGTCCGACTATACTTGCTAAATCGTTTCGTCTCTCATCTGGAGATTTCTCTTCTCCTGAAACGCTGTTCATCATTCCTTCAAAATCGCCAGAGGCTTCTGGATCGCCGTATCCGGACGCTTGTGCGTCCCCTAACATGCCTTCTAAAGCCTGTGGATCCATCATCTGAGCGCCTTCATTTGCCATCATTTCTGGAGATGGCGGAGGCATTTGAGGGGGCATTCCCGGTGGGGCTGCTGACATTATACCTTCAGGAGGCATCATAGGAGGTCCTCCATTTGCCATGTACACTGGCTGCTGCATAGGATAGGCTGCTCCGCCTCCCGCAAACATCTGTCTCTGCATTACGCCTCTGTTCATCATCCGAATAACCCCGCTTTAGCTGCACCTGCGCCTGCAGACAATCCAGCAATACCTAAACCTAGATACTGTTGAAAAGGTGAGACGCTTGGTGAAGTCGTTTGTGATATAGTTTGTTGCGTTGTAGGTGTCTTACTGTAAATGTCAGAAAGAAAACCTAGTCTTTGGTAAGGCTCGTATATTTGAGCCATTTGGTTAGATCGTTGAGCTTCTAACCCAGCTTGTTGTTGAGCTTGCTGTCTACCGCCGAGAGTATACATTAATTCAGCATCTTTAGTAAGCATGTTTTGACCAAGCTCTCCTAATGCGGCCTGTCTAGTTCCCAAATCACCCATAGCTTGAGCCCCTTGAACACCTTGTTGACCATAGTTCAGTGCAAGATTACCTGTTAATTCTTGTCCAGCTAATCCTAATTGACCCATCTGCTGACCATATTGTAGCCCAGCCTGAGAACCAATCTGTCCTAATTGACCTGTAAGTTGTGATTGTTGCGCCTGTCTTGCTCTTGCGGCTTCATACGCAGCCTGCGCTTGTTGTTGTGCGTTTTGATAACCCGCTGATCTTAACTGTGAACCAGTTCTGGCTTGTTGATCTAATACGTTTCTATTTATTTCAGCTTGTTGAATGCCTTGTCTACTTCCACCAAAAGCTCCAGCTCCAACGGCTTGGGCGTTTGCGCCTTGTTTTGCAATGTCCCCTTGTCTTTGGATATCTTGATATTGCTGTTGGATCACATCATTCATATAAGGATCCATGTATTGTTGATAAGATGTGGAAGGATCATATTGATTAGATAATCCTGACAAACCTGCGATGCCTTGTGTCGCGGCTCCCATTCCGTAATTTCCGCCTAACATAGAAGCCGATATTGCAGGATCAACTGCGCCTGCGATGCCTGTGTTTAATACATTGCCAACTCTTTGACCTGTTAAAGCTTGAGAAGCCCCTAAATTTGTACCAGCTCCCGTCAAGTTAGTCCCGGCTTGATCCATATAGGGCTGATAGCCCGCTATTCCTGTGCCGTCTTGACCATAATAATCAGACACTCGATTAAAGGAAGCGTCTTGTAATCCTGTAAAGCCCGCTATCTGGCTTTGAGGTAAGGTTACGCCTTTGTCTGCTAATTGTTTAGCTGATTTTAATAAACCAATTCGGTAGGCTTCAATTTCTGGGGTTTCACCAACCTGTTGTATAACGGTATCTGTTGCCATTATGCTTGCCTTCCACGTTGCTCTAAGTTACGCATGACACCATACATATTATTTATGCCTTTGTTCATGTCTCCACCACCTAAACCTTTTACAGCATCGGTAGTCATTACAAACTCACCGGGCATTAACATAGCTCTTACGCTGTCTTTGTCTGGTATACCTTCATCAGGCATGATACCGCCCACTCGTCTTGGAAAGATTTGTCCACCTTGGGCCGCGGCTTGAGGTATGTAATAAGGGTATTTAGAGGCAACATTTGGATCGCCTACAATATATTGAGGGGTCATGCTTGCTACGTTGTATATGTCTGGATTTTCGCTGTAAACGTCTTGTCCTGATCTTGTTTCTTCCATTGGCTCGTCTTTAGGTGTATCAAACATGCCACCTGCAGCACCTGCAGCTGTTGCTAACGCTAGACTTGGTCCCATACTACGAATATAATCGGGGTTTAAGTTTATTTTGGCCTGTTTCATAGCTTCTCTAGAGCTTAAATTATAATTTTCTGCCAAAGCTTCTCTTTGAAGTTGTCCTGCTTCCGCATAAAGTTCTTTTTGGGTTGCATCCTTACCAAACATAAAATCTTTTGTCTTGTCATAGAAAGTGTCTGTTTGGTTTCCATCTTTTATATTCTTGCTAAAATTGCTAGTCTTTGGTTGCATTTCTATAAGTTGTTTATCAGTTAACTGTCCTTCTGGCCTGTACTCTGAAAATAAAGTGCTCTCACCTGTTGCAGTCTGACCAGTAAAACCTTCTCCTGAAAAAGTGTTTCCAAAACCTGTTGCAGTCTGACCTATTCTACCCATTGGGTTTGCCAAAGCTTTACTAATTCCTGCTGTTCCGCCTGTCATGCCAGCATAAGCCGCTCCACTAGCTCCTGCTATAAGGGCACTTTTAAGAGCATCTTCTGTACTACCACCTTGTACCAAGGTGCCAATACCTGAACCGAGGGCCGCGCCGTATATAGGACCTAACGGTGTCATAGCTAATACAATCGGTAAAAGTATAGGGGCAGCTTTCTTTAACGCTTTACCAACACCCTTAGCAACTTTACTTACTGATCTAAATAATTTCTTAAAGAAAAATTCAGGTAATCCTGTTGTAGGGTTTAAACTGTTTTTAGACTCGCCAACAACATATCTCTCAGGATCTTCTACGCCTAATTCTCTTAGATGATTAAAGATACTTTCTTTTAATTTCGGGTTATTCTCAATCAAGGCCCGTGGGACGATGAGCTCGCCTGTTTCAACGTGGGCCACGGTATCGTCTCCGTGCCTCCCGAAGTTAGCCATGTTCTTACCAATAGTAGAAAACTGAGCTATTCCAGTTGTGCCGTATTGCTCTTGAAGCTCTTCGGCTTCTAGGTGCTCCACTTGCTCGTCCGACATCACAAAACCTGCAATTCCGCCAGCTGGTAAGTACTTTATTTTTTGTTCTGCAGTCATGCCAAATACCCTACCATGAAAGTTTTATTTGTTCAATGCTATAAGATAGCACTTGTACTAATTCTTGTCTTCGTAAGTTCTTGTACACTAGCCACAACATGGAGCCTATTTGCCGTTGCAGCCGTTACCTTTATAATTTCTCCACTTTGTAAGATCAAATCCCTTGTCAATAGTTCTATAGTTGTACTAGCTGCAACTGCTTTTACATGAAAAAGACTAAAAACAGCGTCAGCCGTGTTTGTAATTGTTACCGTTATTGTATCAGCGTTTCCAGAATCTTCCGACACTAATATTGAATTAACTATTGATGTGTTAAAGTCGGTCTCACTAGGAGCCGTATATAAGACGGTTGCGTTTGTTGTTGTTAAATCTACCTTTGCATTTGTTAGACCTTGTATATATTGAGGAATACTGGTTATTAACATTATCGTCTACCATCCTCTCGAATATCAACTCTAGGAGAACCTAGCTTCCATTTAGAGCCTAAAGCATCTGAAGCGACTCGTAAAGCAAATGATCGACCTCTAACCCTTACGTCTAATTTCTCAGTAAACGCTTCTACGGGGGACGTACTTGTTCTTGAGGTAGTACCCGTGTTGCTGTCATCAAAGTCAGCTCCGGGAAAATTACGAGCTTTAACGGTAAAGGTTGCACTAGGCGAACTTAAAGCCGTGGAACCCGTAAAGGTTATATCTGGGATAATTCTTTTTATAAAGCTAAACTTTTCTCCATCACCCAGATCAATAGGAGCCGATTCAATAAAAGAAGACATTGCACTGCCGTCATCATCAAACCCTATCTCTTGGTTATATAAATAGCCACCATTTGCCGCTATTGGGTTCTTTCGTAACCCTCTGTCAAGCCAAACATCCCTAGCCATTGTTCCAAAATACCAAGATTTATCATTGTAATTAAATATAACATATCTATCATTGTCGGAAGAACCCGCGCTTGGATAAAACCAAATGATTTCACCAAACTCGCTATTTACACCTGCATAGATTTTTTCCGCTTGCTCATCATTAATATCTAAAAACACTTTGTCTTTTACGGTGCAAGGTAATTGTTGCGTTTGCCCACCACCATAAACATAAAACGTATCTTGACCCATCCAATACACAACGTCATCAACTGGCGCGGCGGCTTTTGGGCTAATAATAGTTATGTTTTTAGAAAGTTCCTGCAATCCAAACGTAAAGGGAGGACCTATAAATTTCATGGCATGAAGTGTTTTATCAGTAAAAACTAAAATAGCTTGCTTGGTTTCTACGGCTTGTACAAATTCTGAACCACCACCAAGTCTTAAATCACCTGCTGTATTGGTAGCCGTTGGTGTCCAATCAACTAAGGACTCTTGAGAAGAGAAACGTATTAACAATGGATCTTGGATCGTGGTTCCTATGGTATTGGCTCCAAAAGCAATAACGTGCCTATCTTGGTCAGATACTAAAATCTGTTTAGCAATGGTTGGTGTATCACTAGCGCCTGTTTCTGTGGATATCTCAACGGCTCTTGTGGATAAGTTATCGGTTTTATCCCAATAATAAACAGCCCCATCTCTTGGATTAATAAGTAAGTCTTCTCCAAAATTATCTTCAGTCCAAATTCTAAGTTCACCTGTGGTTGTAACACCGCCTGAAGCCGCATCCCCCCAACCAGAAAAATCAGAATCACCTGAAGCGTTACCAATAGCTAATCGAACAAGAGTGTTATCATCGTGAGCCACGGCAGTTGTGCCACTATGTCCACGAGTTACGGTCATGGTATCGTCATCACTTGTTGCGGACACTAGCATAAGTTCCTCATCGACTAAGATAACATCGTTAGCTGTTGTCATTCCTGTTTCGTCATCAACATCCACAGCCGTTTCACTATTATCAAGGGCTTCATTTAGTTGCGTTTGTAATGCGGTAGTGGTTATACCACTAAACAATCCAGCACCCCAGCCCGTTCCACCAACCGTGGTATTCAAACCAGAATTTATCTGATATACGCCGTCTACCCCTGCACCACCAGTTCCTGTGTCCGAACCATTAGCTGCGACACTTGCTGTTATTGTGTAGGTGTTTGCGTTTGGCACCGTTACTAATTGATGTTCTTGATTTAAAACTGCGGCAGTTATAACACCACCTAAAGTTGCGGCACCTGCTATAACTACAAAATCCCCTTCCACGGCACCATGAGCTGAATCAGTTACCGTTAACGTGGTAGAACCATTTGTTGCAGCAAAAGTAATGCCATTAGTCGTTGTAGCTCTATCGGGA